TAAACAAATTTTAATATATATAATGTTATAATAGCGAAAACCAAAACATAAGGATTATATATATGACGCTTCCAGCATCCCTAATTTTAACCTATAAAATAGAATACGAGACCACTAGCATCACACTAGATAGCCTCATAGAAAAGTACGACATAAACCTCGACGACATTCCAGACATTAGCGACTGGCGAAAACAAACCGAAGCAGAGCCTGAGGTAGAAATACTAGCTGCACCTCAGCCACGAGCTAAACGCAAGAAAGCACAACCTAAGGTAGACATAGTAACGCCACCAGTAACGCCAGCAAAAGCTAGCCCACTCGACGCTATAGTAGAAATAGCACCAGAAGAAATAGCACATGAAAATCAGGATGTACTAGACCAGATAGATGAGTTTAAGCGGTTGACACTAGCTAAGGCAACTAAGTTTGTTAGGGATGAGGCTGACTATGCTGACATTAAAGACTTGAAGGATGTGGTGAGCATAGTAGATACAATAGAAAAGAGCTATAAGGGCGTTAAGCAGGGTCCTGCGGTGAATATACTAGTGCAAAACTTGGTAGAGAGGTTTAGAGATGGCGACGACTGCTGATAATATGGCTGACAAGATAGAAAAGCAAGAGAGTGAGAGACTAACGCACGACTATCTCGCTAAAGAGATAGCTACGACGCCAGAGAGTGCTGAGTTGCTAGATAAACTAGCTAGTAAGCTGTGGCGGCTGAATAACTTGTATACTATCCGCGACAAAGACGGTAATAAGATAGTATTGAAACTTAACAAGTCACAGGCTAAAGTGTTGACGCAATATAAGCATAACCGCAAGATAATACTAAAGAGCAGGCAGCAAGGTATATCCACACTATTTCTAGCGTATTATCTAGATGACTGCTTGTTTAAGCCTGGGTTTCAGGCTGGTATTCAGAGCTATGGGCAGGACGAGGCAGAAAAGCTTAGCGACAGGGCACTATTAATGTGGGAGGACATGGACGACGACATTAAAACGCTAATGGGATTGACACTAGAAGCCAACAACTCTAAGCGGATGATGTTTAGTAATGGTAGTATTCTTAAGATTGGTAACTTCCGTGGTGATACACTGCAAGGACTACACGTGTCTGAGCTAGGTAAGATAGCTAAGAAGTACCCAGAGAAGGCTAAGGAGCTTAAGACTGGTGCGTTTCAGGCTGTAGGTAAGAACAACAAGATAACCATAGAGTCTACAGCTGAGGGTAGATTTGGACTATTTTATGAGATGTGGGTTAAAGCATACGGTAAATCTAGGCTTAATAAGACCCTAAATAAGCTAGAATTTGAGGCGATATTCTTGAGCTGGATGGAAGACCCCGACTGTCAGCTAACTACACCTGTAGAGATACCACCCAACATAGCTGAGTATTTTAGTGACCTAGAAATTAAGGGCATAACACTAACAGATGAGCAGAAATGGTGGTATGCTAGTAAGTACGACGAGCTAGGCGCTGAGATAAAACAAGAGTACCCGACGACACCAGATGAGGCATTCGAGCAGTCCCTAGAGGGCACAATATACAAACAAGAGTATGACAAGCTGTTTAGGGAGAATAGAGTAGTGCCTGACTTGCATAGGCCAGAGTTGCCGGTAACAGTAAGCTATGATATAGGTGTTAATGATGAGACGGTACTAATATTCTCACAGGTGGTAGAAGGTAGGCCGAGAATAGTTAACTGCTATGCAGCGTCTGGCGAGGGTATAGAGCACTATGTTAACGTGATGTGGTCGCTAGTTAAGGAGAAAAACTATAATATCACCGACGTTATGTTGCCGCACGATGCTAACGTTAGGGATTTTAGCACCGGTAAAACTAGATACGAGAAATTTTTAGAGTTTGGAGTGCCAGCAAGGATATTAAAGAGACAATCGGTAGACGATGCCATAGCAGCGACAAGAGATTTCTTGGATGTTGTAGTGATAGATAGCTCGTGTGAGACGCTGTTACTAGCTATCCAGCAGTATAAATGGAAATACGACAATAAATTGGGCGTTACACTTAGAATACCAGAGCACGACTGGACCTCAAACTATATGGATAGTGTTAAGTATACAGCCTTAGGACTAGATTACAAGACTAAGCAGCAAGTAAATACAGCATATGAGTACCCTGATGACTATGAAGTTGATGACCCTTATGTAGGATTATAGCAAATTTAAACTTTTTTTAATATTAATAATGTTATAATAGATAAAAATCTGAAAGGTTTAAAATGAGTAAAGAAAACGGTAATCCAGAGAATGTATCTGCTACCAGCAATGTAGCTGAAAAAGACTATGATGTCTCAAATTTTCTTAAATCTATAGAAGATGCGATGCCTGAAGGTGCAGACCCGGTTGAGTACTTTAAAGAAGAGTTAAGTAAAGCTGAGAAACGTCGTAGAGGAACTGTAGCTGGTTTTACTAAAAGCCAACAACAGCTAAAAGCTTTAGAAGCTCAAAGCAATTTTCTTAAAGAAAAGGTAGTTTCGAACATTAACTTGACCGCAGAGCAACGCGAAGAGCTAGAAGAGTTAAAATATAGCGACCCAGATGCTTGGAGAGCTAAACTAGATAGCTTAGAAAGTGCTCAAAAAGCGAAGTTTAATTCTGATATGGCAGCAGAGCTAGAGAGAATTAAAAATATGTCAGTTGAAGAGTTTGAAAGGGAGAGGTGTGCGAAACAGTTAAGTGATTTTGTAGCAGCTAATCCAGAGTTGGATATAACTAAGGAGGATATTGCAGAACAAATCCCTCCAGTGTATATGAAGCGACTCACTAGCGGCCAGATTTCATTTGAGGAGTTTTTAAACTTGACTAAAAAGTTTTTAACTGCTCCTTCTGCATCTATGAGCAAAGACGTGCCAGCATCTAGTGGCACTAATGTTAATAGCATCAGAGGAACAAGTGAAGCACCAATGTCGAAGGAAGCGGCAAATGTCCTCGACAATATGAAAAATCTTAAATTTTAAAGGATAAGATAATGCCAAAACAATCAACAGGTATCCTTCGCTACGGCAATGCTCTTGAGCGTAAAGGCTGGATGGTAGAAGGTATGATACAAAAGGCTTCAGAAAGTTTCTGGAGAGGCCTTACAGGTAATAATGCAAATGCAGTAGTTTACCAAAAGAACGACTTTGGTGTAAAAGCTGGCCATAACATAATTTTTGACTACTCTGGTATGCTTGCAACTGCGGGTTTTAGAGGTAAAGAGCAAGCGTTTGGTAATGCACCAGCTAAAATGAAGTTTAGTGATAGCTTAACACTTGAGTTTGGTAGATATACAGTCGATAATGGTATGGAGTTTGATGCAGAAGCTCTTGGAGACCTAGACTTAGCTTCACACGCTGACAGTAGAGATAAACTAGCCGACAACTTTGTTCGTGCTAAAGACCAAATGCTATTTGACCTTGGTCAAGGTTTCTTACGCGACCAAAAACCTAGCCATATAGTTAGACCTGGCGGCAAGACAAGCATAGCTAACCTAACAAACACAGATAAATTAACTTGGGATTTCTTGGTAGACCTAGAAACAATAGTTAAAACAGGTAGTGGCTGGACTGAAGGTGATAGACGTGCACCACTTAAGCCATTTAAACTAGCTAATGGTAAGTCAGTATGGTTACTAGTTCTTGATGCATTTCAAATTCGTGACCTACTTAAAGATGATGGCTTTAAGAAAATCTATGGCTCTGCTGAGGTTAGAGGCATTGAGAACTCACTTATTTCACATCGTGTTACAGAAGTTGGCTCATTTGTTATTATGGAAGCTTCTACATTTGCTGGACTTTCAACTTCAAATCAACTATTCAAAACAGCGGTAGAAATACAAGGACTTCGCCTTATTGATGAGAGTGGAGACTTCTCAGGCACTGGTGTAGCATTGAATGGTAAAGTAGCTTCTCGTGGTTTAATTCTAGGCGCTGGTGCATTCCAACTAGGTATGGGTAACACTCCAGATTATATCCTACAAAAGAGCCAAGACTTTGGTATCACAAGTGAGAGTGCCCTAGCACTAACAATGCAAGTAGATAAATGTAGATTAACTGCTGAAGTTGAGGATTATAAAGAAGCTAAGATAGCTAATATGGATTACTCAGTAGCTGTTATTGATACATTTACTGATGAAATATAAGGAGTAAGAGATGGCTAAAAAAGATTTAAGCAAATTTCTTGGTAATAACAAGAAGTATAATAACTCTGCAATGGTAGCTACACTTACACCAGCACTTCTAAAAGAGGCTGGAGTTAAGTCAGGAGACCAAATTATTATAGGTAAATTGCCAGCAAATGTAATTATTACTGGTGCTTATCTAGTAGTTACTGAAGCTATGCCAGGATTTTCACTAGCAGCTAATGTAAATGGAGATAGTGATAACCTAGATTTTACTTCAGTTTGCTCAACACTTCAGTCAGCAATTACTGTAAGTAGAACTAAAGTTATTACAGACGTTTATGGCACTATAACTATGGGCACAGGAACAACTGGTGAGGCTCATTTAGTTGTAGAGTTTATTGAACTACAAGGCTATAATGGCACATTTGTGGAGTAGCCTATGGAAGTCAAGGGCCTAATAAAAGAGGTGCGCCACAAAGTTGGTGATATACCTAAGACCAAATTTACAGATGATAGAATACTATCACTTATAAATGAAGGGCTTGATGACTTAGCACGTAAGGTGGACATTAACAAGGGAGAGCTTAATCTCCCTGTTGTGCCCTATCAAAGAGTTTTAACAATACCAGATAAAGACTTCATAAAGCTTTTAAGAGTTAGATATAATGAAACTGCCCTAGATATTGTCCCATTTGATAAAATGGACGAAATAAATAACTGGGAGAGTAAAGTTGGCTCTAAATTACAAGCAATCGTCTACAATTTAAGCAATCCAAGGCATCTTACACTATACCCATTATTAGATGAAACACTAAATGGTGTCCATTCTAAGCTAAATAATGCAGATGGGACTTTAGTGGATATACCTGGAGTAACTAGGGTTGGGATAGATGGTATTATTACAGATGTAGAACTTGACGACTTTATAGATTTAGGTTATGTGCCACAAGGTTTAAGACCTGATGGGACTACCACAAGCATAGAGGATGGCTACCATTCATTAAATATTAAGTATGTTAAGCGTTTGCCTAGAGTTACTGAAGCTACTGAGGAGATTGATTTGGACGAAATGTTTAAATCTACCCTAGCTTATTATGTAGCTGGCATGCTTTTGCTTGATGATATGCGTGGAGAGAATATACAAAAAGGTTTATTATTTGTAGATAAATACAAAACTGAACTTTTAAATGTAGAAGCTCTTAGCAAGAATGGCTATCAAGAAGTTGAGGATTACTCAGTCAATTACAGAACGGGGTTTGGCAATGAATACGCAAAATATTAAGAGTTTGTAGAT